AGGGGGGAGGGAAGAGAGGGAGGGCGTCGGTGTCGGGAATTCGACGTTCTGGCTTTTCGCACACCCCTACCCCTCCGAACGCCGAACATCGAACATAATGCATCGAACATCGAACATCGAACCATATATCATCGACCATCGTTCTTCTCCTTCGCAGTCTTCATCGAGTGGTGTGTCTTGCACAACGTCTGAAGGTTATCGGGATCCAAGAACAATCCCATATCACCACGATGTGGTTCGATGTGATCCACATCGATGCCTGGCCTGTTGATCCTCTGCGCTCTGCACTCTCTACACAACGGCTCCTTGGCCAGGTGCATCGCTCTGAGCCCTATGACTGGATCTCTCCATTCGGGCATCAGGTACATCTTCCCTATCGTGTCATACCTGTACTCCTCTCTGCCCTTCGCCGCAGCGATCTTCTTCTTGTGCCTGCGCAGGGGATCGTGCACCTTGCTAGCCCAAGGCATACGCCTCTCCCCCGGCATGCGCCTCTGCGGCCCTCGCCCCGGCATTGGACATCTGACATCTCACTTCTTCTTTCTTAGTTCTTACGTCGTGACGCGCGCTACGCGTGCGTAACACGTGCGTAGGTGAAAAAACTTGGGAAAGTGATGTCCAGATGTCCAGACCTGCTCTCAAACAGCGCTTTCTAGCGTGTGGGGCGACTGGACATCTGGACTGGACATCACTTTCTTGAGATGTCCAGATGTCCAATGCTGCTAGGAGCGCTCTCGCCCCGCTATTCATAGGCTTTCCTCGCTCTCAGAACCACCTGTAGGGCTGAAAACGGTCTTGGCCACCATGTTGTTGTGCAGCCTTTCTCTCTCAGCAGGCTTTTTGGCCAGGAACGCCTTGAGCTTCAGGGTCGGGGTGCCTTTAGATGTCCAGAAAGTCAGCTTCCGGTTTCCTATCAAGGCGCGCTCTCCCGTGCCTATCCATCCGCGCCTGTTCGCGATGAGCCCGAACTTGCGATCGCTGACCTTGCAGTCGTTCTGCAGCAGGTACTCTCCGACCATCTGGCTCGATATGATCCCGGCCCTGTCGAACACGTCGCACAGCTCGACGGCGCGGTCCATGTCGGTCATCGAAGCCGCCGCCACGACGTCCCTCAAGGCGGTGGCCGGAGCCTCGCCTCTGGGCTGGAAGTCCGACACGTCCCTCTCTCCCAGCCAGTGCGCTATGCCACCGTAGCCGACATCCTCGAGCCAGCGATGCAGGGCCCTCATCCTCGGGCGCCTCACCTCGCGCTCTGCCTCCACGCACTGGATCATCATCCAGCGCCGGTCGCCCTTCTCGATGGGCAGCGCCTGCATGTGGTTGGTCGAGGCGCACACGTTGGCCACGTTGGCCACGACGAAGCCGGTGCGATGCATCTGCCGGATCGAGAGGGATGGGTTGGTCACCACAGGCTTGAGCTTCTCCGCGACATGGTACTTGTCGCCGCTCATCAGCTCCTCGATCTTCACCAGCAGCTTGCCGTAGCACCAGTCGTTGAACTTGTCCTCGAGCTCGGCCTGCGTCGGCTCCGATACCATGACCTCGCCGATGCACTTGGCCAGCGCGTTGAACACGGTCGTCTTGCCTACGCCGAAGCTGCGCGAATACAGGATGGGCGCCCACGTGATCTTGTCGCCCGGCCTCTGGTACGTCCAGGCCAGCCAGTCCATCAGCAGCTCGCGCTCCCTCTCCGCCGGGACCAGCCACGTCAGGTGATCGATCCAGGGGTCGACGTTGATATCCGGATCGGGCGCTATGCGCTGATCGATGTACGTGTTGAGCACTCGCACCCGGCCCTTCATGACGAACCTGCCCTGGCCGGGGAGGAACTCCGCGACGTCGGCCTTCTCCGATCGCTTCATCGCCAGGAACCTGTCGCTGGGCTTGCCCTTGCCCTTCACCCCGGCGTGGGTCGTATCGTAGCTGTCCTTGTCGATCAGCGTCCCGTCCCTCGCGTCCCAGAAGCTCTTGAGCCGGTGGACGAACACCCAGTTCGGCGCTCTCTGTTCCTCCTCGTCTTCGACCTCCTCGCCCAGCCAGTCCAACACGTCCTCCCACTTGCGCTGCGAGCACGAGTCGTGGTGGCATTTGTACGCGGGGATGTCGTGACCGTTGAAGTGAGGCTCGAAGTAGAACGTGTCGTCGTCCCTCTCCGCGCCCGTGTGCTCCTCCTCCCAGGGACACGATATGCAGTGCTGTCCCGGTTTGAGCCGCTTGATATAGAGCCCTGCCTCCTGGAGCTTCGCGACGTTCTCGTCCTCCGGCGCCCCCTTCTTCTTGGCCGCTTTCTTGGGCAGCTTCATCTCGAGGGCATCGCCGTCGATGAACCCGACCCTCTCCCGCACCGGGCTCTCGATGCCGTCCTCGAGCACCGGGTCGCCCGTGTAGATGGGTTGCTGCGGCTGGAACACGGAGAAGTCGACGAGGTTCTTGTCGACGCCCGCCTTGTTCTTCACCTTCTCGTCGCCCCACCGGTCCCTGGCGTAGGCCTTCATCTGCTCCGCGGTCGCCGGCTCGGCCAGCTCTATCCAGAGGCGCGCCCTGTACTTGCCGAAGAACCCGTGGCCGCCGGTGAGGTGCCAGGTGCAGGCGATGCCCTTGAGGCCGAGCCGCTCGAGCAACTCCGAGGCGAACATCTCGCCATCGTCGATCGATGCCCATGGCTCGAAGTCTATCTGGTCGATGTCGATGGGCATCAGCGCTCGAGGCACGTCCTTGATCGTCGCGTCCGCGCCGTCCCTGTCCTGGCTGAGTCGACGCTTCTTCTCGCCAGGCTTCCAGTCGATGGGCGCGCCCAGCACGACGAACGTCTCGCTCTTCTTTCGCAATCGCTCGAGCCACCGACCTTTCCTGTCGACCTCGATCGTCTCCGCTGTGAAGGTCTTGGCTCGTCCGTAGCCCTCGACCTCGATCTTCCCGTCAATCATCCGATACGTTTTCACCGCGCTGATCCCGCGTGTCGTCAGCTCCGTGAGCTGGAATGCTTGATTCTTTGCCATCAGCTCTCATCTCCGAGTCGAGGTAATTTACTTGGGATTTTACTTTCTCATGTTCCCTATGGTAATGTGTCCACGCCCGCCCAGGTGGTCGGGTTTCTCACAATACTATGACTGGAGGTTCTGATGGAACTAAGGGCACTTGTGGTCGCGCTCGTCGCGATCTGTAACTTCGCGGCGGAAACGCTCGAGAAGCTTCTCAGCGAGGACGGCGACGGCAAGGAGACCCGGGCCAAGCCGGCGCGCTCTCGCCCCAGCCGGGCCAAGAAGGAAGAGAAGGACGATGATGACGACAAGGATGACGACGACAAGGACGGAGACGAGCCCAGCGAAGACGACATCGTCGATGCGGTGCGGGCAGCGCAGAAGGTCCTCGAAAAGGCCGACATCACAAAGATCCTCAAGAAGCACGGCAAGGCCGAGCGCGCCACCGAGGTCGAGGCGGAGCATCGTCAGGCGGTGATCGACGCCCTCGAGAAGGCGGTCGACGCGGCGTAGTCAGTCCCCGGCGTCGCAGCGGCTCTGCGGCTACAGGAGAGGGGCGGGTCGGATTCCGAGTCCCGGCTCGCCCCTCCGCCTCTATCAGGAGAAGAGCATGACAGTGCCATCCGATCTTTCGACGATGCTCAGCAACGCAACGCCGATCCAGATGACCCAGTTCAGGGATCGCAACGGGCTGTGGGCCAAGGATGAGACGACGTGCGTCGACGTGCTGATCGTCTACGACGAGACGGTCCAGTTCACCATCAGCTACGCCGACTTCAAGACCCTCCCGACCACGCAGCAGAACCTGATCAGGTACGCGCGCTCGTCGCCGGCGGTTCCATGACGCCTGGCGAGATCAAGTTCGCGACCCGAGCGCTGGGCGCACCGGCCGACTGGGACCCGTCTCAGGGCGAGTGCGCGACCTTGCCGATTCGCGATCGCGACGGCACGATGCAGAGCGCGTGGTATCCGACCGTCGAAGAGATCGCCCTCTTGATAGCGGGAGGCGCGGTTGTCCTGAGCGTCTGGGGTTCGTCGCATCCCCCTGTCGCCATCACAGTGGAGGAGCCATGACTGACACCCTTTGCGGCGTGCCCATCGCCGTCATACTCAAGCCCGGAGACACCGTCGTCCTCGAGGCGCAGTCGCCGATGCCCTACGACAAGCACGTCGCGATCATGAAGATGCTCGAGGACGCGTCGACGCGACTGGGCATCAAGGCCCTGCTGCTCCCCCACGACGTCAAGGTCGCGAGGGTCGAGGTTCCTCACGGCATCGACACGTCGCACCTGGAGAAGGGCCATGGCGAAGGGTAAGGCGGTCGCCAAGGCCGGGCACGACGACCGGGCGCACGCGCCCCTGCCCCCATCGGCCTCGAGCCGGTGGCTGAAGTGCACGCCCAGCCAGGGCTACATCCGCCGGCTCATCGCCGCCGGCACGATCAAGAAGCGCGAGAGTGGCCCTGCGGCCCAACGTGGCACTCGGATCCACGAGATCGGAGAGCAGTTCATCCGGTGGTTGCTGGCAGGCAAGAAGATCGACGGCTTCTCCAAGGGCGATCCCGACGAGATCCGGGAGGCGCGCGACTACGCCCGCTACTGCATGGCCAAGCGCGAGGAGCTCGAGCAGCTCTACGGCAAGACCACCTGCGGCACAGAAGATCGCGGCGTCCTGGTGCCAGAGCTGTGCTGGGGTAGCCGAGACTTCTGGATCCTCGCAGGCCGCCACCTGTGCATCGCCGACCTGAAGAGCGGGCGCGAGCCTGTCACGGTCGAGGGCAACACGCAGGAGATCATCTACGCGGCCGACCTTGTCGAGAAGCACGACCCGAAGACGATCGAGCTGTGCGTCTGGCAGCCCAACGCTTCTGACGGGGCGCTCCCTGAACGGCGACACGTCTACACCCGAAAGGAGTATGACGCGCTGTTGGCCAAGGTTCGCAAGGGAGTCGACGTCGCGGCCAAGTGGCTCGACAGGAAGACCGGTCACGAGAAGGACCTGGTTGCCGGCGATCACTGCGGCTGGTGCGATGCCCTGGGCGTCTGTCCCAAGGCGCGCGAGCGCAACCTGGAGATCAGCTCGAAGAAGTTCGAGCCAGTCCCGTTGCACCGCGCCGAGCCTCCACCGCCGTCGACGCTCGAGGCCGACCAGGTCGCTGAAATCTTGCGCCGTGCGCCGATGTTCATGGCCTGGCTCGAGGCGGTGCAGCTGCGAGCCCTGGAGCTGGCCAGCAAGGGCAAGGCCATCCCCGGCCACAAGGTCGTGCACAAGATCACCCGTCGAGCCTGGGAGCAGCGATACACCGACGCCCAGATCGCCAAGGGCCTGGGCGTGAACATCAAGGAGCTGACGAAGACGATCCGCCTGTCGCCTGCCCAGGTCGAGGCGCTGCTCGACAAGGCCGGCAAGACGAAGCTCGAGAGGTTCGTGTTCAAGCCGGTCGGTGATCCGATCGTCGTACCAGAGTCTGACCGTCGCGCACCCCTGCTAGCGACGAAGATCAGTTTCACACCCGTAAGCAGGGAAGAGGAGATCGACTGATGGCCAAGAAAGAGAAGAGTCCCGAGCGGATGCTGACGCCGAAGAACGGCTTTCCGCGAGGGCGTCTGATATGGGCTCGCCTGTTCGAGGCCGAGGCGATGGAGGAGGGCAACGACCCGAGCTACTCCTGCGCGATCCTGTTCAAGGAGAACCAGAATATCCGCGCCATCCGCAAGGCGATCGACGCCGCGAAGAAGGACCAGTGGGGCAGCAAGCCACCGCGCAAGCTGAACATCTGCCTGATCGACGACGACCGGGAGATCGAGGACCTGGCCGAGCAGTACGACTACATCGAGCCGGGCGACGTGATCCTCAAGCTGCGCCGCTACGAGAAGTACGGGCAGCCGCAGCTGTGGGACCAGAACGTCGAGGCGATCGAGAGTCCGACGGAGATGTACTCCGGCTGCCACGTGGTCGCCGACGTCGAGTTCTTCGGCTGGGAGCGCAAGACATCGGCCGGCATCAGCTGTCGACTCAACGGGCTCCAGAAGGTCCGCGAGGACGATTCGCTGGGCGGTGGCAAGGCGAACACGCAGGACTCGTTCGAGAGCGTCGAGACCGATGACGACGACGATGATGACGACGATCGCCCGGCCCGCAAGGCCAGGGACAAGGGTCGCTCCAAGCCGAAGGGCAGAGGGCGCCGCGACGACGATGACGACGACCTGATCTGAGGAGGCGGTCATGGCGAGAGCGAAGAGGTGCTCCCACCGGGAGCTGAAGGTCCTGACGGAGAAGGATCGGTGCAGCTGGGTCGTGTGCCAGGGGTGCCGCAAGCGCGGTCCCAAGAAGCACTCGGTCCTGCTTGCCCTCGTCGCCTTCGCCGTGTCGTTAGGTGACCAGCATCCGAGGCGTAGATGAACAACGCCGACAAGATGCTCGACAAGAGCCGATTGAACTTCGGGAAGTATCGCGGTAAGACGCCAAGGGAAGTCGCCGCGATCGACCCGAGCTACGTAGTCTGGATGCATGCCAACGTGCAGCCGACGCCCTGCTCGAGGGACCTGGCCTTGCTGTGCGAGGAAGCCCCCGAGTACGACGACCCCAGCGACCTCGAGTCGTGGGCCCGAGACATCGCGGAGGATTGGTGACATGGCGAAAGAGAAAAACGCGGCGCTGACCGGCTACAAGGCGGCGCACAAGACGATGAAGGCGATGAAGCTGCGTGACATCGCGAAGGCCCTGCAGGCGGAGCTAGACAGCGAGGCTCCCAGGGTCGACCTGATCACGCGCCTGGTCGGCCGTTACAACCGAGTCGACGGAGCTCGACGACAGCGCGAGATCCTCGCCCTGCTGAATCGTCGTGGACCGAAGAACGTCGATGCGGTGCTGGCTAACAACGGTTGACTTCGAGACACGTTCCGAGCTGAACCTTAAGAAGGTCGGTGCGTGGCGTTACAGCACGCATCCGAGCACGCAGGTGCTCTGCCTCGGGTACGCTCTCGACAACGGCAAGGTGAAGGTCTGGCGACCGGGCATGGAGCGCCCGGCAGACCTGATCCGAGCGATCGAGCGCGGCGCCCTGTTCGAGGCCCACAACGCTTTCTTCGAGTGGTGCATCTGGCTCAACGTGTTGTCGAAGCGTCACGGCTGGCCGATGCTCCAGTTCGGCCGGGTCGTCTGCTCCGCAGCCAGGGCGTCGTTCGCCTGCCTGCCGCGAGCACTCGAAAACGCGCTCATCGTCGCCGGGCTCGACGTCAAGAAGCTGTCGAACAAGGCGATGCTGAAGCTGAGCAAGCCTCGCAAGCCGACAAAGAACGACCCCAGGGAATGGTTCGACGATCCCTACCTGTTCGAGGAGCTGTACGAGTACTGCGCCGGCGACGTGATCGGCGAGCGGGCGCTGTCGAACAGGTTGCCGGCCCTCCCGCGGTTCGAGCGCCGGGTGTTCCAGGCCGACTTCCGCATCAACCTGCGAGGCCTGAGGGTCGACGTCGGGTTCATCAAGGCGGCCCTGAAGGTGGCCGGCATGATCGAGCGGGAGCTCTCGTCTGAGCTGACCCAGATCACCCGGGGTGCCGTGATGGCGGCGACCGAGAGGGACAGGCTCATCGCCTTCCTCGAAGGCACAGGCCTGGTGCTCGACTCCATCGACCAGGAGACGGTCGAGGACCTTCTCTACCACGCGCAGCTGACCAAGACCCAGCGACGCGTCCTGGAGCTGCGTCAGGAGGGCGCTCGCTCGAGCGTGTCGAAGTACAAGGCGTTCATGGAATTCCTCGACGACGACGTCGTGCGTGGTCTCTACATGTACTACGGGGCAAACGCTCACGGTCGATGGAGCGGCAAGGGGCCTCAGCCGCAGAACCTCCCTCGCGGTGACGCGAAGTCGATCGACAAGGAGGCGAAGGGCAACGTGCCCATCGAGCAGATGGTCGCCGCGATCAAGCGCTGCGCCAAGGAGGGCGACACCCGGCTCCTGAGAAAGCTGTTCCAGATCGAGGTGCTCGAGGTCCCCGGCGACCCGAAGTCGAAGCGCAGGATGATCCCCGCCCCACCGGCCGAGGTGCTGTCGACCGCCATTCGCGGAGCGTTCATCGCTCGCGAGGGCAAGGTCTTCGGCGTAGGCGACTACGCCGCGATCGAGGCGCGCGTCTTGTTCTGGCTCGCGGTCGAGACGTACGGCCTGAAGATCTACATGGCCGACGGCGACCTGTACCGAGACATGGGCAGCGTCATCTTCAACAAGCCGCCGGAGTCCCTCGACGTATCGTTCGAGCGCATGATGGGCAAGACCGTCGTGCTGGGCTGCGGCTACGCGATGGGATGGAAGAAGTTCAAGCTGACCTGCAAGCGCAACTACGGCATCGTCATCTCCGACGAGCTCGCGAAGAAGTGCGTGTACGCCTATCGCAAGAGGTACAAGCAGGTGCCGAAGTTCTGGGAAGAACTCGAGGTCGCCGCGAAGAAGTGCGTGCGCACCGGCCTCCCGACCACCGCATCGAAGGGACGCATCGGGTTCAGTATGCGCAAGGGCGACCTGGTCATCACGCTCCCGAGCGGTCGCGAGATCTACCATCGCCGGGCGAAGATCAGGCACGACCAGCTGCAGTTCATCAACGGCAAGGGCTGGCCGGAGACGACGTACGGCGGTAAGCTGTGCGAGTACATCGTCAGCGGGACCGCGAGGGACTTGCTGGCCGACGCGATCGTGAAAGCTGAGTTCGAGGTCGACGAGGTCGATCCCGTCATGCACAGCCACGACGAGCTGGTGTGCGAGGGCGAGCCCGGCAAGGTCGGCAAGATCGTCGAGGAGATCATGCTTGACAAGCCAGACTGGGCGAAGGGTCTGCCCATCAAGGTCGAGGCGTGGGAAGGTCCGAGGTATCACAAGTGAACCTGCATCTCTGTATCGTCATCGGCAGATGGAAGTTCGAAGACTGGCACTTGTATCGATACACGCTGCACGTCGACGCCAAGACGAAAGGTCAGAAGGCGCGATGGCACATGTGGGACAGGATCGTATGAGGGACCTGGACGCCGACATCGACCTGAAGCTGCCCGAGCTGAAGAGGCGGGAGCGACCGTTCGAGTACGCGCTTCGCGCTGAGCTCAAGACGCGCGGCATCGGCTTCGTCAAGCTTAAGCCGACGATCGAGGGATTCCCCGACCGGCTCGCAATGGGACACGGCCGCACGCGACTCGTCGAGGTGAAGCGCGAAGACGGCGAGGCGAGGGAGAACCAGCGCATCCGCCACGCCGAGCTCCTGCGCAAGTACAAGGTGAAGGTGCTCCTGATCGAGGGACCTGACGTGAAGCGCGCGGCCGACACGATCGAGCTGATCCTGAGGAGGGGCTCGTGAGGCCCATGCTGATGCACCAGTCCGATGCGCTCGCCTTCCTGAGGCGCAGGCAGTGGCGCGGGGCGCTGTTCATGGAGCCCGGGCTGGGAAAGACGCGCGTCGGCTACGAGCTGGCCCGTCGTGCGCGGCGCACCCTGGTGCTTGCCCCCTTGAATCCGGCGGAGTTCGTCTGGCCGGCGCAACATCGAGAGTGGGGCGGCGACCTGTCGTTCCGGCTCGTCCGCGGAACGCCCAGCGAGCGAGCCAGGATCCTGTTCGACGAGAAGCCGGACGTCGCCGTCATCAACTACGAGCTCCTGCACTGGCTCTACGACGAGGTGCGACGTCGTCGCAAGATGCCCTACGAGCTGTGCATCCTGGACGAATCGACCGCCGTGAAGAGCGGATCGTCGGTGTCGTTCAGGGCGATGAAGGCTTTGCTGCCGGCGTTCGACGCCGTGGTCCCGATGACAGGCACGCCGGCTGAGAACTCGCTCGTCGACATCTGGGCTCAGCTCTACCTGGTCGACGGAGGCGAGGCGCTGGGCGACAAGATAGGCGTGTTCCGCGAAAGGTACTGCCGCGCCGTGGTCCGCGAGAACTACGTCACGTGGCAGGTGTCCCGGCCGGAGGAGCTGAGGCGACATGCCGCGCCGCTGTGCTTCGTTCGGCGAGCCGGCGATTGCCTTGACATGCCCGACCTCGTGTTCCGCGACGTGCAGTTCGAGCTCACAAAGGCGGAGCGCAGGTTCTACGACAAGATTCGCAAGGACCACGTCGTCGCGTTGGACGAGCCCATCGCTCTCGAGAACGCCGGCGTGGCCCTCGACAAGCTGCGCCAGGTGACCAGCGGATTCGTTTACGACGAGAAGCGAGTCCCGCACTACATCGGGACGAGCAAGCTCGACGCTTTGCAGGAGAGCCTCGAGGAATCGTTCGGTCGCCCGGTGCTCGTCGGGTTCTGGTACCAGGGCTCGAAGCGAGTGATCCAGGGAGCGATCGACGCGCCGGCCATCGACCGCTTCACCTCGTCGGCGGAGAAGCGACGCCTCTTGAAAGCGTGGGGCCGAGGTGAGTTGCCGGTCCTGCTCGGTCAGGTGAAGACCGTCGCCCTGGGGCTGAACATGCAGTCGCCCGACGCGTCGGTGCTTTTCTACGACATGCCCTGGAGCCATGGGCAGCACTGGCAGTTCATCCGCCGAGTGTGGCGACAGGGGCAGATGACGAAGGTGATCGTGCGACGCCTCTTGGCTCGACGCACGGTCGACGGATACGTGGCCTCGGTGCTGAAGCGAAAGCAACAGGCCGAGGACGACCTGATGACTACCATCCTAGACGAGGAGCTGATATGACAGAGCAGGCATTGTATATTTCACTCGGACACAACTCGAGCGCCGTGTTGGCTTACGGCACGAAGGTCGTGCGAGGCTACGAGCAGGAGCGCATAGACAGGAAGAAGAGCAGCAGCGCTTACCCGAAGGACGCGATCGAGTTGTGCCTGCCTGCTGACGACTCGGCCGACGTCGCGTATGTGAGCCACTGGTTCGATCGATTCGAGCTCCGCGACTGCAAGTACCTTGACCTCGCGCACCTGACAACAAAGGCGATGCGCATCGAGATGCTCTCGCCGGAGTTCACCCACCACGATGCGCACGCCCAGTCGGCGATCTCGTTCTACGATGCCAACGGCGGGCACAGATACGACGAGGCGGACATCGTCGTGATCGACGGGTTCGGCAACAGGCAGGAATGCTTCAGCGTCTACAGGGCACGGCGCAACGAGCGACCGCGACTGGTCCACAGGACGCACGGCTACGCGATGAGCCTCGGGTTGATGTACCAGTACGTCACCGAATACCTGGGCATGAGGCCGAACCGCGACGAGTACAAGCTACTGGGCTACGAGAGCCACGTCCTCGAACACGTTCCTAGAAGCCACGTCGACATCGCGTTCAAGATGATACGCGACCAAGCCCGAGAGCACGCCGCGAAGATGCTCGAGTCGATGACTCCGGGAACAGAACCGAGCGACGGGCTCATCGACATGGCTGCGTTGACCGAGGCGAAGACACGATGGACAGGCGTCGCATCGCTATGGCGCTACTGCTTCTCAGCCGATGCGTCGCCCGACAAGATCAAGTGCTGGGTCGCCTGGTGCGCGCAGACGTTCCTCGAGGAGTGCGTCGTCACCCTGCTCGACACGCTGGCGCCGAAGATGCCCGGCCGGCTGCTGGTCATGACCGGCGGGTGCGCCTACAACGTCAAGCTCAACAGGCGCGTCCAAGCCGGCCGGAGGGTCTTCTCTCATCCCTTGGCGGGCGATCAGGGCGCAGCCATGGGCCATACACCAGGCCTGGTGGCCAAGGGCCTGAACTGGGGCGTCAGGGCGCTTGGAGGGAGGCAGTCCTTGCCGGTCGGGTGCCGCTACGAGGACCTGACCGGCTGGGTGGAAGCGGCCGCCCGGGAGCTGGAGGCCGGCAGGATCGTCAACGTCGTCCGGGGCGCGATGGAGTACGGGCCCAGGGCGCTGTGCAACACGACGACCCTGGCCTGGCCCACGGCGCAGAACGTCCACGCGATCAATCAGCTCAACGAGCGCGACGAGGCGATGCCCATGGCGCCCGTCGTGACGAGGGCCCAGGCGCTGCGGTTGTTCCGGCACGGCGAACTGCTCGAGATCTCGCCCAGCGACAGGTTCATGATCACGACCGTCGCGTTCGAGAAGCCGCCGATCGAAGAGCTGCGCGGCGTCGCGCATCCCGATCCCCTCGATCGAGAGGTCTGGACGGCGAGGCCTCAGGTCGTCGACGATGGAGACGACATGCATGCGCTGCTCACCCGACTCGACGCGTCGTGCCTGGTCAACACGAGCTACAACTATCACGGCGAGCCGATCGTCTTCACCGAGGACGATGCGTGTCGCACCCACGACATGCAGGTCTTCAGGGCGCAGACGCTCGGGATCGAACCACCTGTCACCATCATCGTGAGGAACTAATCATGGGCAAAGAGCCAGGGGACTTCGACCTGATGATCGCTGCCGTCAGCGACTTTCAGGACACATTCAACCAGGGTTACTCCGGACCGCCTCGCGAACTGCCGGCCTCCGTCGCGTCACTCCGAAAGAAGCTGACGCTCGAGGAGGCAACCGAGCTGGTGCTGGCGATCGACCGGGGAGAGCTCGACGAACAACTCGACGCGCTCGTGGACCTGCTCTACGTCGTCATCGGTACGGCCGTTCAGCTGGGCGTCGATCAGGTTCTGACGGAAGCGTTTTGGCGAGTGCATCAGGCTAACATGAAAAAGGTCCTCGTGCCGTCGCGACTCGAGTCGAAGCGCGACAGCGCGTGGGACATCGTAAAACCTGAAGGCTGGGCCAAGCCCGACCTGTCCGATCTGGTGAAGCAATGATCGTCGTCGAGGGGTTCGACGCGTCCGGCAAGAGCACGTTGGCGAAGCGAATCGCTGACCTGCTCGGCTGGCCGGTCCTTCACACCGGCGGCCCGACCACGGACGAGGCCGACGTCGTCGCCTGCCTGCATCGCTCCCGGCAGAGGATGCAGAAGCATGTCGTGCAGGACCGCATCACGCACGTCAGCGAGAGCGTGTACTCGCACCTCGAGTTCCCGGCCAAGGCGGCGAGAGCGTTGGACGCGATCCGCGAGATCCCGCCCACCGTCATGGTGATCTACGCCAAGCCGCCGCCGGAGTTCCTGATCGATGCGCTGATGCACGAGCATCGGCAACAGGCGTGGGACACGAACGACCACCTCGAGCGCGTGCATCGCGACTCACGCTCGATGATCGCGTTCTACGACACCGTCATGGCGATGGTGGCGCTGCGCACTTCGGTTGTGCGCTTCGATCGCAGCGTTCCCGGAGAGACCGAGAAGATCCTGAAACTGGTAGAGGAGAGATTCGTATGACAATCGCGTTCCCTGACATCGACACCGCGCTCGCCCACGCGCTCGATCGAGTGATGACCCTGGGCATCAGGTCAGAGCCGCGAGGCAAACCGGTGCGCGAGCTGATCGGGCAGTCGATCTCGTTCGACATGCGCTGCCCCATTGTGACGCGACCGAGCCGGAAGATCGGCTACCGCTTCTACCCAGCCGAGGCTGCGTGGATCATCGCCGGCCGGAACGACCTGCGCTTCTTCAAGGAGCTGAACATGCCCTTCATCTGGGAGTTCAGCGACGACGGTCAGTACTACCAGGGCGCCTACGGTCCGCAGGTCACCGAGCAGCTCAGCTACGTGTGCGACGTCCTGTCCGACGATCACGACACCCGGCAGGCCGTGATGAGCATCTGGCGTCAGAACCCGAGGCCGAGTCGCGACATCCCGTGCACGCTGTCGTATCAGTTCATCGCTCGAGGCGGGAAGCTGCACTGCATCCAGTCGATGCGATCGAGCGACGTGTGGCTAGGCTACCCTTACGACGCGTTCAACGCAGCGATGCTCACGGCCTACATCATCCTGATGCTTCGAACTCGCGCTGCGAAAGGGCGCAAGGATCTTGAGCTGGGGACACACACCCTGCTCGTCGGGTCACAACACGTCTACGAGCCGCAGTGGGAGAGCGCGATCGAGTTCGTCGACGACAAGCGCAACATACCGTGCGTAGCGTTCGATCTCGAAAGGCACTCGTCGCCCGACGCGTTCCTCGACTACCTGATCGAGCGCGCGCGTCATCCCGACGGAGTCGACCCGCGAAAACACATGATGACGGAGGAGCGATGAAAACATTCGAACAGGTCGCTGCGATAAACGTCGATCGCTGCCTCGTGTGGCATCCCGGTGGGTTGGCGGAGTGGAGCGCGCTCGAATGGGCTGGCGCGATGTGCGGCGAAGCCGGGGAAGCCGCGAACGTAGCGAAGAAGATCAAGCGCGTCGACACCGGGCTGAAGGGTTCAAATAAGATGACGCGCGACGAGCTCGTCGAAAAGCTGAAGAAGGAGATCGGCGACACCTATCTCTACCTCGACCTGATGGCGCAGCGCGAGGGGCTCACGATGGAAGAGTGCGTGCGCTACGCTTTTAATATGACGAGCGAGAAGGAGGGCTTTCCGCAGAGGCTATAGTCAATTCCGTAGACCAGTCTACAGTTTTACCTGTTTACATCCTCATTGAGGCTCGGTACATTAGCCAACATGGTCGGAACTGGTCCGGCCTCAACTGAGGAGATGAAGATGAGCACGAAGAGCAAGTCCCAGGCCGCGATGATCCGCAGCCTCCTGGCCAAGAAGGTGTCGGCTGAGAAGATCGTCGAGCGCGTCCGCAAGGCGATCGGCGGCAACCCCACCGTCGGCTATGTGAACTGGATCGCGGCGACGAAGTGAGGTGCTACGTCGAGGGGTCCTGCCCCAGGGGACCCCTCCGCGGAGCATCCCGCTCCACATCAACACTCTGAAGGAGTACGACATGAAGACTGGACTCTCACTGACCGAACTGGCGAAAGAGCTCGAGCGCCGCTCAGCTGCGAAGGCGGACTTCGTGGCACCGGTGTCGAAGCTCGAAGTAGCGGTCGGCCGTGACAACAAGCCGATCGTGCGGATGCAGACCCAGGGCAAGCCCCAGGCGTTCGGCATCAATCGCATCGCCCATGAACAGTTCGCCGACTACGCCGGCATCCCGATGGCCTACTACCGTCGGATGCTCGACAACGATCCCGAGCTGCTCGCCCACAACGTCAATCGCTGGCTGACCGACAAGGCCGACGAGCGCCGCATGGTTCGCTGCCTCGACGGCAACGTTCGCGCGGTCCTCTCTGACAAGTTCCGTGCCCTCGAGAACGAAGACCTGGCCGAAGCGATCCTGCCGGTGCTGCTCGAACGCGACCTGTTGATCATGAGCTGCCAGGTCACCGACCAGCGGCTCTACATCAAGGCCGTCGACAGACGCATCGAGAAGGACGTGCCGACGGGCAAGCGGATGGGCGACGGCTCGCACTGCATCTTCGACACGGTCTCCCCGGCCATCACGATCTCGAACAGCGAGGTCGGCCGTGGATCCTTGCTGATCGAGACGGGCGTCTACACCCGGGCCTGCACCAACCTGGCGCTGTTCGGAGCTTCCATGAGGAAGTTCCACACGGGCGCCAGGGCGGAACTGAGCGACGACGTCTACGCCCTCCTGACCGACAAGACGAAGCGCCTCACCGACGCGGCCGTGTGGTCGCAGACGCGGGACCTCGTGGCGGCGGCGTTCGACGAGACGAAGTTCGGCGCCCTGACCGAGAAGCTTCAGGAGGCGGCGACCGACAAGCTGCCCAAGAAGGCCGACGTCGTCGAAGTCATCGAGCGGGTCGGCAAGAAGCTGGGCCTGGCCGACGGCGAGCGCAAGGGTGTCCTGCAGATGCTGATCGAGGACGGCGATCTGTCGCGTTACGGCGTCCACTCCGCCATCACGCGCTTCAGCCAGGAGGTCGACGACTACGACCGGGCGACCGACCTGGAGCGAGTCGGAGCGAAGGTGATCGAGTTGCCGAAGCACGAATGGAGGGCCATCGCCGAGGCAGCCTGATCCTGGTAGAACGGTCGGCGGGACAGCAAACCGCCGACCAGTCTACAGTTTTACACAAACTGTTGTACAAGCATCGAGGGCTTCGGTAGTATCTTTCATGTGGGGTCGGAATGGTTCTGGCCCGAAGGGTATCAAGGAGACGACATCGATGGCGAACATGAAGCGAACGAAGGTCCTCGAGTTCAAGCTCTACGCGGGCACGAGCGACGAGGCGAAGTACGAAATCCACCTGCTCAACCCGGGTGAGGTGTTCCCCGGCTTCGGCGGCAGCCGGCACGGCCTCTTGGTGAAGAAGACCGCGAGCCTGATCGTGCGGCGGACGACGTCGTACGACCTCAAGGATACCGAGTACGACCTGCGCGACGAGAGCGTGTGGGAATGGCTCGGCCGATTGACAAAGCAGCCGGAGATCGTGACGCTCGCCGACCTGGCAGGCGAGAACATCATCAGCACGGAAGAGGGCTGATCGACGAACGGGACCCAGGGCGCCCGTGGCCCTGGGACTTCGATGAAAAGTGTCGAGCACTTCCGGTACAACGCCGAAGGGTTCGGTAGGATGAACGACATGCAGGTTGGAATGGTTCCGGCCTGAAGGGTATCAGGAGACGCAACGTGAGAGACGCAACATCGAGACAGATCGCCCAGACGCTGGCCAACATGACGGCCGAGGTCAAGGCGAACGGTATCAACGAAGCGGCCAGCGACATGTGGCTGCACGCCCTGACGATGTACCGCCGGCACAAGCTCGGCGAGACGATCCCAGGCGTCCGCAACGAAGAGCTGCCAGCCCTTCTGCGTCGTCAGGCGGAGTGATCGCCATGGACCGCGAGAAGGCGATAGCCCGAATCAAGAAGTGCATGGCTCTGTCGAAGAGCCCGAACGAGCACGAGGCCGCCGCTGCGATGCGCCAGGCGCAGAAGCTCATGGCCTCCCACGGCATCAGCGAAGAGGACGTCGACGAGTCGGCCGTCATCAGCGATTTCGTCGACCACGACGACTACGAGTACGCGAAGCGCAAGCCGGTCGTCATCGTCGCCGTCTCGAAGCTGATGCGCCAGGCGTTCGGCGTCGAGGCAGTGTGGGAGTGCTCACCATCGCGCAAGCACCGCGTCCGGTACTTCGGCACGCAGCCGGCGGTCGTGTTGGCGACGTACTCGCACACGGTCGTCTACCGCGCAGCGAACGGCGCGTGGCGCAAGTACCTCAAGGAGAACCCGCACATGAAGGGCGTACGCAACGCTCGAGCTAGCTTCGTCCTGGGTTGGTGCCAGGCAGTCACTGACAAGGTCGTGGCCCTGAGCCCGGATCCCGAGATCGTGGCGCGCATCGAACGTAAGAAGCTCGAGCACTACGGCCCGGCCGGGTTGTCCGACTCGACCACCGGATCGAAGTCGCTGTACGCGAGCGTCCACGGGGACGGCGCCGAGCGAGGCAGGTCATTCGACATCAATCGGCCGGTCGGATCCGATCGGCGTTACCTCGAGCACAAGTGATGAGATCCACAAACGAAGGAGTATCGAACATGAAGAAGATCGTAGCTATCGCGCTTGCCCTGCTGGCCACGTCGGCGCTCGCCAACCCAGGTCCCCGCAACGGGTGGGACTGGATGCGAGAGACGCCGGAGCTGACCGTCGGCGGTTACGCGGCTCGCCCGCAGGCCGTGCACGTCATGCTGTCCGGCGACTTGTTGATCACGGCACACTTCCAGGACCAGTTCAGCAGGGCGTACGTCGTTCCCGCGACCGGTACTAGCGTTGTCGGCTGGTTCGACTTCCCGTCGCCGTACGTCCACATCGCGAGCGTCTCCGAACGATCGAACGGCGACGTCTGGTTCGCCGACTACGCGACGGGTGACATCATCCGAGTCGACGTCGCGAACAGCCTCGCGAGCAACACGGCCGACATCCTCGAGGTGCGGCACGTCATGCCGGCCGGGGTCCTGTCAGGCATCGAGTGGGTCGCGCTCAACGGCGAGGAGCTGCTCCTGTTGGCGGAATACAGGACGACGGGCGCGCCGCTGATGTACGTCATCGGCGAACATAGCCTGCGAAAGCTGACGATCACGCAGCGCCTGCAAGGCATTGCGTACCGCAACGGCGTTCTCTACGTGATCAGCAACCGGCTCACGAGCGGATCGAGCGTCGGGACGATGCAGGAAGTTGACCTGCCGGCATTCATCGCCTCGAGCCTTCACGCCGACACGTGGACGAACTACGTCATCTCGACATCGCTCGCGCCGTCGAACTATCCGGAGGATCTGGCGTTCGATTCGACCGGAAAGCTCTACACGCTGACGGAAGGCAACACGTCTGTCGGCACTCCGACCGATTACCTGGCGCTCTGGTCGATCGTCCCATGAACAAGGAGGGACCCGTGAAGACTCGAATCATCGAGAAGGTCGTCGACCGACGACTGCGGCACGTCATCCAGCGGCGTCGCTGGTTCAAGTGGCACGACGTGCCAGGGCACGCGTACCCGAGTCGCATCATCGCGATCGATGCGAAGTTCAACCTAGATCGAGGAGATCGACAATGCTGATACTTACAAGACGGGTGGGAGAGACCATCAACATCGGCGACGACGTCACGGTGACCGTGCTCGGCGTGAAGGGAAACCAGGTTCGCATCGGCGTCGTCGCCCCCAGGGACACAGCGGTCGATCGACAGGAGATCGCAGAGCGCAAGCGCCTCGAGAAGGCGAGGGGGCACCGTGCGTCCTGACCTCGACCGCTACTTCGTCGACATGGCTCGCCTCGTGGCGTCGCGATCGACCTGCGTCCGGCGGCACGTAGGGTGCGTCCTGGTCGACGCCAGGAACCACGTGCTGGCCACCGGCTACAACGGCGTGCCGGCAGGTGCGCCTCACTGCAACGACATCGAGGTTCCGCGAAGCGTCGTGACGTTCCCACACGCCTGCGCCGGGGCGGATGCGCCCTCCGGCACGCAGCTCGACGCCTGCTTGGCAGTCCACGCCGAACAGAACGCGATCCTGCAGTGCAGCGATGCCTACGCGATCGCCCGAGCCTACGTCACCGCGTTCCCCTGCCCGTCGTGCGCGAAGCTTCTGCTCAACACGAGCTGCCGCGAGGTCGTGTACCTCGAACCCTACGGCGAGGGCGAGGGGCTCGACATGTGGGTCAGGGCCGGGCGCCTGGCCGTCAGGTTCGACGGGGAGCCGCCGATGATCCAGCGCGACCTGGTCCGGCTCTTCCACGACGAGCTGGACGAGTGGCGCGTCCTGGTGGCCTGCGTCTGCCTGAACCTGTGCTCCGCTAGGGTCGCCAGGGGCATCGTCATGAGGATCCTGAGCCGGTGGCCCGTGCCATCGGCCATGGCCAAGGCGGGAGGGGACCTGGAGCGCTACCTGAAGCCGCTGGGCTTAGGCGAGCGCAGGGCGAAGAACATCCGCAGCCTCTCGGCCGACTGGGGTATAGTCCGACTCGAGGAGCTGCCGGGCGTCGGGCCCTATGCCCTCGAGAGCGTCCGCGTCTTCTGCCGCGGAGAGCTGCCGAGCAAGGTCGGCGACCGGAAGGTCGCAGCGTGGGTAGAGTGGTCAAGGAACAACGCAACATCGAAAACCTGACGAGCTCTACACTTTTACCTATGTACATCGACAGCAGAGTCGGTAGAGTGGTGTCCGTGGTCGAGCTACGGAGGACACAGACAATGACATCGAAACACGACAGCCTGGATCAGGTCCGAAAGGAACTGCAGGCGATGCGCGAGGTCGGCATCGTCACGGAGAAGGGACTCGCGTCCTCGCTCCGGTACGTCGCCAGCCATGAGGACGAAGTTGCCGAGATGCTCGAATATTCGAGCGTCAGCGACGTCGCCGACTCAATCACGTCCATCGCATCAGGCTGCGGGTCAGGTGGTTGCGAGTGAGCTCCGTTCGCACCGACTGGGCCTGGCAACCCGACGCGACGACTGTCGCGGCGATCGCCAGGGGCAATGCGAAGTTCAGAAGTTCTACATCAACGACGAAGGAGAAGATTGTGGCTACGAAGAAAGCAACGAAGAAGGCGGCTGGCAAGAAGTCCGGCAAGAAGCTCGACGGCAAGGCCCTTGCCGCCAAGCGCAAGCCCCGTGACTCGGTCGCGCAGTTCATCAAGGACGAGCTGACGGCAGGTCAGTCGGACGTCGACAAGATCATCGAGCGAGCGAAGAAGGACTTCCCCAAGGCCAAGCCGACTCGCGGCTACGTCCGCTGGGTCGCGAAGCAGATCGGCAAGGAGAAGCTCGTCGCCCCGGAGCCCCACGAGGCCAAGCCCAAAGCCGCGAAGGCCAAGGCGCCCAAGAAGGCTGCGAAGGCCAAGGCCCCGAAGAAGGCAGCCGAGCCGAAGGGCGAATCGTCCGAGCCGGCGGTAGATCCGGCGTCTTGATGACAGGACGGCCCGGCGGTTGTTCGACGTAACGCCGCCGGAGCCCGTCCGGGAGGTGCGACATGGAGAAGACATCGCAAGACGTGCTGGTGAAGCGCCGCAAGTTCACCACGCCGCAGGGGTGTCAGGTCGAAAGGCAGGTGCGCTACGACGTCCAGACGGGATTCGTCACAGAGGACATCGTGCTGTCGCATCCACTTGAACTGGTCGAGGTGGCGCGAGAGACCATCTTCGACAAACTCTACACGAGGCGACGGTCATGAACGACGGACACAAGGTCGAGGGGTGTGCCGGCAAATGGATCGACGTTGGGACGCTGCGCGACCCGTATCGTCAGCTCTGTGCTGTGTGTCGAGGCTCCCGGCAGAAGCCGGCCGATGACGACGAGGTGGTCGACGTTGCCGCGCTCAAGGCGGCGGAGGAGCGGCACATCAGGGGATTGACCCAGCTCAAGGCCGACCTGGAGGCGACAGAGGCGTGGCGCCGAGACGCCGTGCACCAGGACGAAGAGGGCTTCTGGTTCTGGGACGAGTCGTGGTCGGTGCGCTACGGTCCCTACGAGACCGAGGCTGTCGCCAGGGATCACCTGGACGCGTACGTCGCTGGCGAGTTGGATCCGGTGAACAGTCCCGGCATCATCGAGAGGAGTCCAGCCGGTTGCCTCAAGGCTCTGGGCTGGATCGCCCTCATCGTCGCGTTCTACGGGATCCTGATCCTTGCCGGCGGCGCGGTGTGGAGAGCCCTGGCCGATTAGAGCCAGGGCCCACCGGGGGTCAGGACAGAGCGTCGATCTTCGCCTGAAGGTTCTTCAGCGCGGTGTCGGCTCGAACCGAGAACGTGCTCGTCTCGGCCTCTGTCAGCTCGTCCCTGCCGTCGTCGCGAGCCGCCTTGTAGGCGATCGCCAGGGAGTTGAGCTCTCGGGTCAGCGCTATCATGAGCGCCAGTGCTTCAGCGGTTGTCATCGTGCATCCTCCAAGTATCTCTGCAACGCCTCCAGGACCAGCAACGTCGAGGCCAGGCGCTGCTCGGCCGACTGGAAGTCGACCCCCCTCAACGCTCGAGCGGCGTCCAGCGCGTCCTTCGCCGACTGCGCCTGGTCCTTCAGGCTCTGGGCGTCGGCCTTGGCGGCCGCGATCAGGGCGTCCCTGTCCGGCTTGCCTTCAGCGGCCCTGACCTTGCTATCGAGCATGATGCCCGCGCCGTCAGAGATCGCCGTGACGAGGCTGTAGCCGCCGGCCAGCCGATCGTTGAACGTCCCGGAGGTCTGGAGGCCCAGCTGGGCGCACCCGGCCAGCGCCATCAGGGCTAAGGAGAGCGCCGCCGTCAGCCCCAGCAGCCCCACCCCCGCATAACCCCCTTGCTTTCCGGCCGCTTCCTGGACCAGGCGCTCCTGGGTCAGCTTGGCGGCCGTCTCGGTCAGGGGTGGGGTGGGCTTCAGGAGGCGCGCATAGGCCGCCCATGCCACGCCGGCCAAGGACACCAGGGCCACGATCTTCTCGCCCCAGCCTTCGAGGTTAGCCTTGAACATGGCCTCGTCGATGCCGAAGAACGACGCGATCAGGACGATCAGCGGGATCGTCGCCACGATGAGACCCCGGACCGTTCCGGAATCGAGCTTCTTGATGATCTCCAACATAGTCTGCACTCCTCTTCGATGTTGCGCTTACTCGACCGTCAAACCCGACGGCGCCATGGGCACAGGGTTGACGGTGAGCTTGACGGACTCTGCATCCGCGACCTCGCCTGTGATGACCTTGCTGACTTCGTTAGAACGAGTGCTCTCCACGTCTCGCGAGTTGATCGCGGTCGCCGAGAACCTCCACGTGCCGTCGGCCAGCTGCTCGAACACCGTCTGCGTCGTAGGTGTCGGTACGAACCTGAACTGCGTAAGCGTCGGGCCCTGACCGAAGTAGACCCGCACCCCGGCCAGGTCGGTCAGCGCGGAGCCATCGGTGTTCTGCGTCGGGTTGACCCAGCTCACCGTGGCATTGCGATCGGCAGGGGTCGCGCACGAAAGCGTGAGCGAGTACGTGCCGGAGAGCGTGATGGCCGGGAGCTCCAGGCTGCCGCTCGACGGCTTGGGTCCCGTCCATGCCTCGTGCCCGCTCGCGACGCACGACGCCCGATCGCTGTTCCACGTGAGCGTCGTCAGCAGTTGGCCGTCAGCGCTGGTCACGCTGGCATTGAACGTCGTCGCGCCGAACGCCGGCGCTGTGACCAAGGCTAGCAGGCCGACCAGAATCATCGAATACTTCTTCATCGTCTTCTCCTCAAGGGCGTTGGTGAATCACAGCAGGTCCGGCGCGGCTTCCTTGAGCCACGCCCGTACGTCGAAGCTCGGGCAATCCTTGGCTACGTTGGGAAAGTCCCGATGCCCCTGGATCTTCGCGCCCGGCGCGTAGCGCCTGGCGAAGCGCAGCGCGATGATCAGCGCCTCGAACTGGGCCGGCGTGAAGTTGTTTTGCGCCTTGCCCTTCTCGTCCACTCCACCGACGAGGCAGATGCCCAGGGCTCGAGCGTTGTACCCGGCCACGTGGGCCCCCGCGTAGTCGAGCGGCCTGCCCACCTGGATCTCGCCGTTGCGAGGGATCACGATGTTGTAGCCGATGTCGGTCCAGCCCTGCTTCGTGTGCCACTCACGGATCTCGTGCTCGTCGACGTTGCGCGACGGAGGCGTGGCGGAGCAGTGGACCGCGATGAAGTCTGTTCGTTGACGAGGCGTGTAGTTCACAGCGCGTCTCCGGCGATGTCGGGGTTGGCCGTCATGAAGGCCCGAAGGCGAGATTCTACCCTGCTCTTGGAGGCGCGTAGCTCGGCTAGCCGTTCGGCGTAGATCCGATCCGGCCGCAGTCCGGCCTGGGTCAGCTCCTGTTGCCGTGCCTCGATGTTGAAGATCTCCTGATCGAGCCGGCGCACCTCGGTCTCCATCGCTGCCCTGAGCTGTTGCCTCTGGGCTCGGGATACGGATGCCTCGACTGAATCGACCTTGCGCTTCACCTCTTCCATCTTCTGCGTCAGCTCCTCCTTGACCTGCGCGACGTCCGACGCATTGGCGAATCCCTGCAGCGGGAGCCCGGCCAGGGCCAGCCAGCCGCAGGCCCACGCGATATGGACGAAGAACACCCCGCGAAACAGCAGCCGCGTCACGAACTGACGCTGATCGGGTGGGATGTCACCGAAGAAGAGCGAAGCGAGTCTGTCGAACATCTCAAATTCCTCATCACTGCGTCGGGAGCGGGAGAGAAGGTACCACGTACCCGCTGTCGCTGGCATAACGAGACGTACGAGTGATCCTGATCGCCTTGAACCTCCCGATCCACGGCGTCGCCGTCTGCGCAATGCCCATCCCGATGTCCAGCAGCTGGTTCGAGTTGAACAGCGCACCAGAGATCGTGCCGCTACCGACCATCGTGCCGTTGACGTAGATCCGGACCGTCGTGCCAGCGCGTTCGATGCAGACGTCGTACGACGTGTTGTTGGTCAGATCGATGTTACCTTCGACCGTCCCAGCCACCGCAGTGCCGTTCGTGCTGAACTGCGCGCTGAACCGCTTGGGCGACTGGTCGCCACGATAGTCGAATCCCCACGACCGCTGGTCGCCCGACGCGTTGTAGTGGGAGATGAGCCCGTGGCGCAGCGTGTTGTTGGTGATCTGCATGCCAAATAGCTCGATGCAAAAGTCACCGGAGAACGCCCAATCGTTGCTGTCAGGCGCGGTGATGTTGTTCGTCGTCGAACCCGGCAGGATGATCTCTTCGCCCTGAGTCGTGACCGTGCTCGCGATCCAACTCAAGACCCTGTTCGATGCTGAATAGTCGCCGCTCATCTCAGGTCCTCTTAGAGTTGTCGATCAGCAGAATCACGTCCGACCAATTTGGGTCGACCTCGTCTGACTTCTTCGAGGCGTCGACCAGCAGGATCACGTCCGCCCAGTACGGATCCACGTTGGGATCCGGTGGCACGTATCCGCCGCCACCCGCTACGATCCCGGCAATCATGTTGCGGGCACCGTGACGCCGAACAGATCAGCCTCGTCGGCTGCGACGATTTTCACCGTGAACGTGCCGCCCTGCGGAATCTGCAGCGAACCGCCGGCCGGGGCGTTGATCGTGAACCCGGTGTCGCCGGTGATCGTCAGCACGCCGATTCCCGTATAGCGACCGTGGTACTCGGCGCCGATCTCGTAGGCTTCAGAATCGGAGAAGTGATAGATGGCGGAGACATGCGAGAACCGGGTGTAGTTCCCGAAGACACCAGCGATGGCATCGGTGATCTCGTCGCTCTCGTCGATCACCGGCGCATACTGCGGAGGAATGATCGCTGCTACCCAATCGAGAGATTGTCTGACATACGTCTCGCCGTCGTTGGGCGCTTCAGGGATGCCGGCCGCGACGACCCACCCCGGCCCGGGCGAGGAGTCGAGATACTTGTACAAGTTGCCGTCTTCGAGGTTGACGATGAAGAACACCTGCGTGCCGGCTTCGAAGAACTCCCAGAAGTTTCCCTCATCGACGAACCGCGCGAGATTGTTGTCCTGCCCCGACCAGGCGCCCGTCGCACCCACGCCCACGATGTACAGGTCCCCATCGGCACCCGTGGCCGGCGGCGTCGTCTCATCCATCGAGATGACCGCTGTCTGCAGCAGGGCATCGATGACGTTCAGCGCGAGGTTCAACCCGGCGGCGGGGTCCAGCGTCCCCTCCGGCACGTACGGGATACCTCTGTTCGGTGTGTCTGGCATGCTAAGCTCCCAGGTAAATCTCTGTCTCTGGGCCTTCACCCGTCAGGTCGTTGACCTGGCTGACGGCGACCCTGATCGGTTGCGTGAGCGACGAGACGTTCTGCTCCAGGTGCTCAGCTGTCGTGTCGACCTCGATCAGTTCGCCCGTGACTGACCCGGCGAAGGTGACATGGTACCCTGAGAAGCGCAAGGCCTGGGTAGCTGTAGCTCCGGCGCCCAGCCGGCCGACGCCCTGCCAGTCAACGATCGCCGTTGAGCCGTCGAGTCGACCGCGCAGGTACCCGACCCTTCGCTCGATCTGGCTCTGCCCTTGGTACACGACCGACACTACAGTCGCCGTCGACTCGTCCTCACCGAACGAGATGGCTCGGAACGTGAACGTACGGCCGATGTCAGAGACGCCCAGCGGGATCACGCCCAGGGCGCCAGGGTCGAGCAGGACGAAGCGCTCGCCAGGGGCGTGCTCTCGAGTCAGCGTGCCCTTGCGCCCGCGGAGCAGCAGCGACAGTTCCCAATGACCCTCGCTGGTCTCGTCCGCGTTGGCGAACTGGATGATCTCGTCACCCACGATCGCCAGGTTCAATTTGTTAAGCATGCCACGCAGGTCAGTATCCTCGAGCTCAGCGTAGGGCGTCTGGATCTCGACAGCGATCGTGTTGGTCTGATCGGGATAGGCTTGAGGGTGATCAGGTAGCGACGACTCCAAGAAGCCCATCGTCGAATCTGTCCCGCTGGTCAGGCTATCGATGTAGTTCAGCCCACCGTCATACGACAGCTCGATCTGCGCGCCCGTCCACGCCGGCATCGTGCCGGAGATTGCGACGTACATGATCAGGCCCGCGTTGTCGTCGACGTCGCGCACGATGTGAATGTCCAGCGGCTCGATCAACGTCGGTCCGACAACGTTGCTAGGTGGCGGCGTGGACGGAGCAGCTGGGATGCCCTCGACCTGACTAGTGTACGAGCTCTGCCGATCGTGGAAAAGCTCGTACTGCTGATAGCCGTCGAACACCTCGAGCTTCGTGATGCGACATCGCTCGCTCCTGCCGTTCCACTGGACGACGACAGGATTCGCCGGCACCAGCTCGAGCCAGCTGTCGGGGAGGCAGAACTTCAGGCTCCCTCGCAACTCTTCAACAGAGACCTTGTGGTTAACGGCCACCGCCCTGGCTGCCTGCTTGCTCGTCATGACCACGGCGCTCTGCATAGACTGCTCGCCCTGGGCGCGCCTGTCACCGGCTCGCTCGCTCGTCTGCTTGTCGGTCGCAAGGCCGCCTGCCACGTCGTAATAGAGCAGGTTCATCGTGCGAGGCACGGCGATAGCATCCTCACGCTGCGTCTGCTCGATGTCCTGGTCGTGATCGTCGACCATGTCGTCTTCGGTGATCGTAGCAACGGAGTCACCTCCGCCCGGCACGAAGTGCAAGCGGCCGTCGTAGTTCGACGGGGCGAAGAAGAACACCTGCGACAGCGACTGCAGAACTGTATACGCAGGATACGTGTTGATGATCGTCACGCCTGCGACGAATCCGTCGAGCTGCGAGACATCGTACATCGTGTCTTCCATCCCGGCCAGCTCGCACACCGCCGACACGATCTGCGCCAACGGGATCGCTCCCTGCGCGATGCCGGTCAGGCGCATATACGTGTGACTGCCACTCGGATTCGACTCCGACGACGGCTCGTCGAGACCGTAGACGATCACCTCGTGTTCGCCTTCCGTTAGAAGTTCGGCCGGCACTGCCAAGTCGCCCGACGTCGTCGAAGGCACCTGCACGTTCGTAGGGTTCGCCGCGCCCAGGTAAACGCCGTCCCACCACACGTAGCCGGCGTTCTCTGCCTCGATCGCGATCGTCATCCCTGTGATCGGGATGTTGATTTTCACCGTTCGACGCATCCAGAGATGCGTGGCGGGAGCCCAGTAGCTGCGAATCGGGTTGGATCCGATCGTCACCCCTCCCGGAGCGTAGCCGAAAGGTTGCGGGAGCGCGCTGTTCCATCCGCTGTCAGGGAGAGTCCACGGATCAGAGGGAACGTCGAGCCCGGCAGCGTACTGCCACTGCCACGCGCTACCGACCCCGAACAACTCGCTCAGCGTGCCGTTGTACACCTGGAACTGATACGAAGGGATCGCGCCTCGCATGTCAGTCAGGTCGTCATCGGCCATGACCATATACGCCGTGCCGCGATGCGCAGGCGTCGTCCCTACCCCGAACAGCGCCTCGAGGTCAGGCGATGGGTTCTGCGTAAAAGATCCGAGAAAGAACCTCGCCGTACGCAAGAAGTTCGCGTTGTCCTCAGAGCTCAGTTCAGAGGTCGCCCGCGCGTCGTACACGAGCTGGTTGTTCTTCCACACTCGAAGCACGGCGCTGATCGGACCTTCGCAGATGCGAATCGCATACGTCCTGTAGACGCTTTCGGTCTCGACCTTAGGACCACCCTTGCCGCTCTTCTTCTTTTTGACAACGCGAGGTTCGCCGCTGACGATGATGTTGCCAGCCATGGGCTGCGATAGGCCGAACACGATCGGCCGTGGGACGCCCTCCTGGCTCGTCTGCTGCGCGATGTCGCCGATACCCGGGCCCTTGATGCCCTGCGGATCGACAAGGCCGCCGACAGCGGCGCCCAGCGACCACCCAAGCGATGCCCCAGCCGGGCCGCCGTAGATGAAGCCGACGACGGCTCCGACTACCGGGAGGACGTATCGCGCCATGGCCTGTAAACCTCGACGATCACTTTATCGAACGGAGGCGCGAGCGAATGCTCGACGACGCCGTGAACGTTGTGGGCATGCACCAGCGTCAGCCATCCCTGCGGGTGATCGCCGATGATCGCCACATGCGACGGCTCGCCGACGCGCCACCTGATCAGCGCCACGTCGCCCACCGCGGCTTCGCTGGCCGGCAGCGGGTCGCCGAAGCGATCCTTGAGCTCCCGCGCCAGGCGCCCGTCCCAGGGCTCACGTCCGTAGTCGCGCGCGTCCCTGAAGGGAAGGCCTGCCCCGCTGGCGGAGAGCGCCAGGAGCCCGATGCAATCGACAGCCCATGGCTTACGACCCAGATGTCTCCACCTCGCACCCTTGAGCTTCCGGGCCGCCTTGACGAAGTCAGCTGCGCTCATCCTGACGACACCGTGAAGGCTGGGCCCCTGTACCCGCCGCCACCAGGCAGCTGAGCGCCCGGCGTCTGACCGGAGCTCGCGTCGCCGACAGGGGTGAGCGGCTCACCCTTGAAGTTGATCCCGTTGTTCCACACCGCGATGCAGTCCTCTTCGTAGCGTTTCCGGCAGTCAGGCCTGATGCGATACGTGTCGCCGACCTGGATCGGGAACGGCGTCCGCTCGCCCAAGCCGACAGCTCCCGCGTCGAACGAGTCGGTCCACGACACGACGCCGGCGTTGTCACCGGTCAACCACTCGACGCGGCCCGGGAACGGATCCACAGGGGACGTCGTGGTCACATCGCCCGTGAACATCGTGTCCGTCTCAGCGCCCACGGCCGACACAGTTCCCTCGACCCACAGCGACTCGGCATCGAACCCGCAACCGGTCTGGGACGCAGCCGGAGAGCCGAAGACGGCGCGGCATGTCCTCGAGTCGACACGACCGATGGGCTGCCTCAACCTGACGACATGCGACAGCAGCTCCGGCAGCCACACCATTCCGAAGCGAGTGCGCACCTGTCCGAGGTCGCCCGCATCGAGGAGCACGTGACCCATCGACGTGTCTTCGAAGTTGATCAGGTAGCACCGCCACTTCGCGTCGTCCAACGCGCCGCGCTCGATGTCCTCGATCGAGATGCTAGGGGAGACGTCATCGGAGATGAGCGCGTACCCTTCCGCGTTGCCAATCGCATAGGTCGAGTCGGCCGCGAACGCGCTGGGATCAAACCCGTTGGTCGCCGTGTAGACCATCTCGCCGTCGCCGTCGTCGTACGTGACGTCCTGATCAAGCGTCGTGAACCCGAAACTTGTCGTGCCGTCGCGCAGCGTGATCTTCAGCAGGCGACAGGTCGTCGTCGCGGGTTGCTGGAGATGGGCAAGCAGGAGAGCCGGTACGTCGCGAACGCTCATACGCTGATGTCCTCGAGCAAGGCGACGTCGCTCGTCAGGAACAAGCCGTCGACGCCTTTCTCGTCGCCGCTGAAGCTCAGCTCGTCGTCGTCGAACATCACCGGCACGTCGAACTCGCCGCTCCACCTGATCGTGCCGCCGGCTGCCTGCGTGAACGTGACCAGGCCGGTCGTGTAGTCGATCGACGTCGGGACAAATGGGACGCCGTTGCGCGTCATCGTCACCGTGCCCGACACCGGCTTCCTGATCGGCCTGACGACCGACTGCCCGCCGAACGTGTACAGCTTTCGAAGCTGCAGCGTCTGCGCAGATCCGGTCGACAAGGCGCCGAGCGTCTCGTCGTCAGCTTCAAAGTCAGACCAGTCCTTGAGCCTGAACGAGTGGACGCCCCCGAAGCACGCGTTGAAAGCAGCGATCACTTCGGCGTGACTCTCAGGAAGCAGGTTGCGATAGACCACGGTGAACCTGTACAGCGGTCGCGACCTGACGGGATTGCGCCTGATGATGCCGTTCTTCAGGCCCACCTTGCGCGTTAGCCACGTCGGACCACCTTGAGTCCCGTAGGTCACGCAGTCCAGCAGTCGTTCTTCGATGAATGCCATGTCAACCGATCCTCGCGTTCGCGACGCGCTGCCTGCGCAGAGCCTCGAGCTCCAGCTGTCGAGCCGAGCGCTGGCTCACCTGGCCCTGGACGTAGATGTTCTGCGTCACCTTCGAGCCACCCATCCCCTCGCCTCGAGGATAGAACGTGCCCGGCTGGTCGGGGACGAACACCTCCGGCTGCGCGCCTGTGCCGATCATGTAGGCCATGCCCGGCGACCCGCGGCCACCGCTGTCACGAGACCCTCCGAACAGGCCGCCTAGCCAGTTCATCGCCGTGCCCAGCCATCCTCCGCCGCTGCCCATGCCTTCGCCGCCGAAGATCTTCTGAGCAAGGTTTGCGGCGATCGCCTGTGTCGCCATCTTCGTGAGCATGTCGTAGAACGCGTCGAGCGCACCCTTCGCACCTTTGCCGACGCCGTCCTTCAGCGCAGTCTCCAACCCGCCGGCAAGGATGTCCTGCACGTTGCGATTGGCCTCCTCGAGAAACTTGTTCTGCTTCTTCGTCGCCTTCTCGAACGTGTCCTGCGCCTGCTCGACCGCGCGATCGTAGGTCTGCTGCGCGATGTGGCCATCCATCAGCAGCTGATTGAGTCGTTCGATCGTATCGCCGTATGCCTCGAGCGGAGTGCGCACCGACTCGGCGATCTTCTTGCCCTCCTCGACCGCTGCATCCCACTCACGCTGCGTCTGCTCAGTCGCCTCCTGCTTCTTGCGCATCTCCTCGAGCTGCTCAGCGAGAGCACCGATCGTGTCGCCGTAGATCGCCGCCTCAGGCCCGGCCTTCGCCAAGGCATCGGCCAGGTCGCCGTGAGCCAGCCTGTACTTGACGACGGCGTCGTTCGCCATCCCGAACGTGGCCACCTGCTCCTGCAGCGAAGCCTCGAAGTCAGCGAGCGTCTGCAACGCAGCTTCAGCTGCCTTCTTCGCCGCGTCCTCGGCCTTCTCGTCGTTGAAGACAAGCGACTCCTTCATGGCGCTGTCGATGTTCTTGGCCGTCTCTTCGAAAGCTGGGACCGAATCGCTCCACACCTTCGCAATAGTTTCCATGTCCTCCGTGACGTTGCTACGAGCTTCGGCGAATGCGTCCTTGATCTCGTCGACCGCCATCCCAAACTCGCCCTGGGCGACGCGCACAACCGCCGCGCCCACGCCGTAGATGACGCGGCCGAGCTGCTGGAAGATCGAAGTGACGATCGTGCCTGCGGAGACGAGCGTCTTGAGCGTGACGCTCAGGGCCTTGACGGCGAAGTCCATCGCGCCGCCCTCTTTCGCGGCATTAGCGAATCGCTCCGCCATCGACCCGAACACCGGCAACAGCTCGTTGGCCGCCTGGTTCGCGAGGCCCTTGGCTGCGAACTTGATCCGGTCGAGGTTGTCGTTGAACTCCTCGGCCGACTTGGCCGTCTTGTTCGTGATGGTCAGGCCCAGCGCGTCGGCTTCCTTCTTCAACGCCTCGATGCCTGCGCGTCCCTGATTCAGGAACGGGATCAGCTTCGTGCCGCTCTTGCCGAAGAGCTCCTGCGCGATAGCCGCCTTGCCTGCGCCATCTTCGATCTGAGAGAACCGCTCGGCGATGTCGAGCATGATCTCTTCAGTGTTTCGCATCGAGCCGTCAGCGTTCTTGACCGATACGCCGATCGCTGCGAACGCCTTCGAAGCGGTGGTCGAGCCTTTCGCAGCCTCGACCGCCTGCTTCGTGAGCTTGTTCATCCCGATGGTCAGCTCGTCGAGCGACGTGCCTGACAGCGAAGCGACGTAGTCCAGCTGAGACAGGCTCTCCACGGCGATGCCGCTCGACTGGGCCAGCTTGCCCATGTCGTCAGCAGCCTTGATAGCCTGGTACGCCATGCCAGCAAACGCGACGCCGGCTCCGACGGCGGCAGCGGCCACGCCCTTCGCGATGCGCGCTGCCGAAACCTCTGCCTGCTTGTCGAACCGCTCGAGGCGCTTGTTAGCCTTGTCCAGCTGCGCCATGTACTGCGCCGTCTGGGCCTCGAGTCGTACGACTAGTTTAGCGAGGTCTGTCATTGCTTACGCCTTTTCTTCGTTCGCTTCTTACGCCGCGCTTCGGCTTCGGCTGGGGTGACCGCTGTCGCCACCGCCTGCAAGACGCCGAAGAAGTTCTTCTCGCCCTCCTTTCGCCGAGCCTCGGGATTCTTCACCATGAACGGTTCGAGACCGAGTCGCGCGCCCGGCCTGGACCGGGTTCGACGGATCTCTCTCGCCACGATGGCCGCGTGGACGTTATCCCTCCACGGGCCCCAAGGTTCGATGTCCCAGTACTGCTGCCAGCCGAGATACGATCGCTGAGTCATCGATCGTTTCATCTCGTCGATGTCGGCATAGCCTAGTAGCGAGGCCAGCCGATAATCGAAGAGCTCAGCTGGCGTCAGGCTCTTTTTCGTCGTTCTCGCCGCCGAAGCCGCTCAGCTCCATGACTGCGCCGACGATTGGCATCGAAACTCGAGCAGACTTGGCGAGTGAGAGCGCGTCGTCGAGTGAGAGCGCAGGGTTCCCGTCGCCATCGACCACGCACGCCGCGATGAGCGACGCCGTGGCCTTGAGGCGATCGGCTTTCTGGAGCTTCCCGTACTCGGCAAACTCCAGAGCCCCGACTTCCCTGACGGTGAGCTCGACGCTGTCGATCTTGACGACGCGAGTGCGAAGCTGCGCGAGAGCCAGCAGCTGTTGCTTCAGGTCCGTACCCACAGAACCTCCCCGCTGATCTTGAGCGTGTACGTCAGGACGCTGCGTTCGCCGATCGGTCCGGCGACGTTCCACGCGCGAACGGTGCCTGGAACTGGAAGTACTCTTCGGGCGAAGAGTCCTTGCGCAGGATCCTGATGTCGACGAGCTCATCGGCCTTGTAGGCGTCATAGAGCGCGACGAGCTGCAGGTCGCCAGGGATGAAGTTGTTCTGCAGCGGGATCTCGACGCCATCCGCCAGGCCGTTGCGATAGGCGCGAGCCTCGTCGCAATAGCTGGTGACATCGACGAGAGGCTTCTCCTCGCCGACGGAGCCGAAGTCGAACGCCGCACACAGGTCAGCAAACACGGGCGGCGAATCGCCGTTGCCGAGCTGGACGACCCAGTCGTTACCGATCAGAGTATCTTCAGATGCCATTTTAGTTCACTCCACATGCCAGATTGCCCAGGACTGAGAGACCCTGTAGAGCCCGGGTTCGAAGTCCTGTACGTCGAACTCGGTCTGAAGGCTCGCATGCCGTACGTCTACTGTACCACCAAGCATTCCTCGAAAGTCACTGAGACATTCGCGAACAGCCTGGGCGACCTCTTTCGACGTGTTGTAATTGTCTGCGTAGCAGTCGATCGTCATCGTCGTCATCACCAGGCCGCTGACTCCGCAATACGTCACCTGCCGATCGACGTTGCGAGTCTCGTAAACGACGCACGGCGTTACCTGCGCGCCGCGCGGAACCTTCTGCGGGATGACGAGCGGGTAGATCCTGTTGGGCGCGCCGCCAGTCCCGGCCAGGTATGCAGCCGTGACCGTGCTAGTGGCGAGCTCTTCCTCGAGTCCGATGTGCAGCATCACTTGCCCCCTGCCCGCTTCTTAGCGATGCGTTCGATGCGTTGACGCATCACCTCTGCCACGCCCTGCACCATCGGATCTCTCGACCCGACGAACGCCGGGATGAGCCATGGCTGCTTCGGGATCTTCGCCGTCCCGAGCTCGAAGAACTGCAGGGCGTAGAACGCTTCGGCCCGAACGCCCAGCACAGCCTGCGCCATCTGCTTGTCCTTGCTCAGCTTCACGATCATTCGTAGGTTTCTCGCAGCGAAGCCAGCCGACACGAGGCGACCCTTGTACGTTCGATGCAGCTGCCGCTTGCCGGGGCTGATCGAAGAGATGTTCGCCTGGGCACGCGACATGACGGCACGCATCGGCGTCCTGACAGCGGCGCGAAGCGTAGCGGCCTGTTCCTTCGGGCTCGCCAGCTCTCGCAGCTTCGCCGTCAGTTCCTTCGTGCCTTCAACGTAGTGGTTGCTGCTAGCCACGCCACCCCTCCGCCGGTCCCTTCGAGCACATCAGCGTCAGTTCCCTGCGCCCAGTCTTCTCGTCCGGCAACGCCGACTTGATGTCGTACTCGTCGTATTTTTGAGGGCTGACCGAGTGGTCGGTCACGTGCCTGACGCGACAAGTCTCGTCGACGTCGTCTCTCCACCGGATGCTGATGCGAGTCGTGACCTCGCTCTGGACCTGCGCTGCGGCAAAGAACTCTCGACCCGACACGGGGGAGATGCGAGCCCAGACGGTCGCAAACGGCTCGTAGCTATGAGCGACCTGTCCGCCTGACTGCTGCGTGTCCACTCGACGGAGCAGCGTCACCTCGTGTCTGTACTTTCCGCTCTGCATTTCGCTGCTCCAGTTTCTCGAGTGCCTCCCTTACAGGGCGAGGCAGTCGCCTCCGTATCCGCCTGCAAGTCGAACACGCCATAGATCACACTTCCAACCCGATGCGATGTGGCCACAGCAACTTCTCGGCTCGGTCCATCAGCGTGCTGAAAATCCTCTCGTCGCGATCGAACTCCGCCTCGACATGCAGAAGGATCGCGCTCTTCACATCCTCAGGGAAGTCAGGCGGACTCGTATGCGGCGAATTCTCCAGGTCGGCAAGAGAATCGATATTCAGAAACTGCGTAGCCCATTGCTCAGCTGCGCCGATCAGACGAGTCAATCGCTCATCGTGTCCGGCAAAGCTGCGCTCGACGGAAACTTGGTCCTTCGCTTCGTCGAGCGAGATGTAGCCGCTGATGCTCATCGATAGTGCTCCCGTACCCAGGGTGACCTAGCCTGCACGTCTCGATGCCAGGGATCGTGAACCCCGTGGAACGCGACGACTCTCGCGCCCTTGGGAAGCCTGCCTCCGGCCGGCATGACGTGGTTGCGGTAGGAATATACACCATCAGCCACGCCCCAGAGAACCTCCTGTCGCCCGAGCGAATAGGCGATCCACCCCTGATCACTGCCTCGGCATCCGGCTCGGTGCGCTTTGGCCGGCGACGTCAGTGGATCAAACTCAGTCCACACCTTCGTCCTGGCGCCTGCGCGGACCATCATCAGCGACCCGTTGAACCAGTTGTAGACGATCGACGACCTGGGCTGCACGGTCTGCCCTCCCCAGATAGCGAAGTCGACGTCACGATCGAACAGCGGAGTCACGTCACCCGTCAGAACCATATCGAGGTCGACACTGACGATCCGCTCGCCGATGACGTCTCGCGCCTCGGAAGAGAAGATGAACAGGCGCACGTAGCAGCTCGGGTTCGAAGGGTTACTAGGGTTCGGCACGCTCATGAACTTGAACGATGGCAACGTCCGGATGTCGATGACACGAACCCTGGGATCGATTCCCTGCGGGTCATCGGTGATACAGGTGAAACGATGCGGCACTTTCAGGCGCCGCTCGAACATGCTGCGCGAGACGTTGACGGTGTCAGGCCCGAAGGTCGACCTGTACCCCGGCTTCTTCCATTTCCACACGACGACGTCGATCATAGCGTCTCCCTGTGGTACGGAAACGACAGCACCTTCGGCCGCCATCCCTTCCCGCGCTTCGCCATGATCAGCTTCTTCGCAGCGTCCTGCGGCTGCTTGCGTTTGTATCGGGTCGTCGAGCTGTCGCCGACGTACTCGTGCCTGATCAGCTCGCCGCGCAGCGTCCTGACCGGCGCCGTCATCACGCAGCGTCGCCGCCAGTCGCCGTCGGTGCCGTAGTGACCCGACAGCGCCTCGTCATACCCGCCGACCTTCCAGAACATCGCACGCGTCATGAACATCGAGTTCGGATGCGGATGGATCTTCACGCCCGTGTGCTCTCGCCGGCTGAAGCGGTGGATGACTCCGGGATCGTAGAAGCCATCGACCAGCGAAGCTGCGAGCTCCGCGTCGACGACGTGGTCCATGTCGGTCAGCATCATCCAGCCGTCTAGGGCGTAGTGCGCACCGATGTTCCGGGCGGCCAGCCAGTTCCACCTGACATCGACCTCGATCCTGTAAAGGTCGATGCGTAGCGGCAGGACCCTCCCATTGCCCAGGACGTTCAGCGCAGGGTTGTCAGGTGAGCCGTCGTCGACGACGATCACGCGGACCCGAGACCGCAGTCGCTCCGGGTACGACGACCACTCGCCCAACTGCCTGTCGAGGAACTGCGGGTTCTCGTAGTACGGGTAGATGAAGGTGACGTCGTGCGGAGTGAGCGCGCGCCTGAACTCGACGAAGGGCGCGTCGTCGAAACCAGGGGCGCCCATCAGCGCCACGCCTTCGCGAACCACGACCACTGCCTCGCCGCGTCAGCGTTCTTCGGTTTCTTGCAGAGGACGACCTTGGCAGACTTGAGCATGTCGCTCTTGCCTCGGGTCGTGACCTGCGACAGCCTCGGGAACCATTGCAGCGGCATCTTCGACGCGCCAGGCAAACGTTCGCCGATCCAGTCCTGGTCGCCCCACAGCCGACGCGCGACGTCCGGTCGCCAATCGACGTAGAGGTCGTTGTACATCCCGCCCTCCCAGCACATCACGCTCGAGTTGTACTGCTTCACAACCTTCAGGTCGCCCTTGCCGACGAAGTTCGGCGCGTCATCGGGGACGATGGCGAAGCCCGGCGTGTAGTCGACGACCGGCTGCAGCTCGTCGACGATCAGGACGTCGAGGTCCATGTACAGGATCCTGCCCTGCTGGAGCGCGTCGTGGGCCGGGTTGAACAGTTCCACCTTGGCCCACCAGGCGTACATGCCGGCGGGAGGCGCTATCTCGATCGTCTCCACGCCGGGCAGCGATCCCGGCTGGTCTGTCAGGCACACGAACCTGTGGCCAGGAAGCGCTCTGTCAGCCATGCTCTTGAGCTTGGTGACGTAGTCAGGGGTGAACCCCACGTGCCCCCTGACCAGCACGCAGGCGACCGTCAGGCCGGTCATGACCGCACCGCCACGCAGTAGATCCTAGGCCCGATGTCAACGTAGTGCTTCGTGTACGGTCGGAGCTCTCGCACCGCCTCGCCGACCGGAGCGATCTGGCAGTCGTCGAACACGATGACATCGCCCGGCTGCTGCATCTGCGACAGCGCCATGCCTTCGTAGTAAACCTGCTGCTTCGTGTGCTTCCCGTCGACGAAAGCGAACGGCACTCGCTTACCTTGCTGCAGCGCCCACTCCAGCCAGGGATTCGAGCCGCGACCGAAGAACGTGATCCGGACGCCCGACGCAACGTGGCCTGACACGAACTCGTCGATCGTCTTCAATCCATCGAGCTCAGCTGCGCTGTTGCGGGAGACACGAGTATTCGGGTCTATGACGTCGAGCGACACGACCTCGCAGCCGGCGCCTGAATCCTCGAGCGCATGGCTGATGACGCACGCCGAGAAGCCCTTCGCCGTCCCGATGTCCAGGATCACCTCGCCGCCGACGAATCCCTGCAGCGCCTTACGCAAGAAGAATCGCAGCGTCGTGTAGATCACGCGGCCGTGCTGCCAGTTCGGAGGGTTGACCTTGAGCGGGCACGCGAGCGTCCTCGCCATCGACTCGAGCTTCGCCCGATCAAACGCGTATCCGTGCATTCGCTCGTAGCCATCGATGATCGGGTAGCTGTGACGTCGCTCCCGCTCGAATATCTCGTCGTATTGTTCGACCTTCAGCATGGCACATACACCTCGTCGCTGTTGAGAGCGAAGCTCAGCTTGTAGTTTTTTGAGATGATCCACGAGCGGAGCTGCTCCGCCGTATGACCGTAGAACTCGATGTTGCGGTTGACCTCGACGCCGATGACAGGCCTGCAACGTTCGATCGTCCGCTCCGCGCCCATCAAGGCATAGAGCTCGTAGCCTTCGATATCGAGATAGAACAGGTCGCAGTGAACGAGCTTCATGTCGTCAAGCCTGACCTGCGGAATGGCGCCGCCGCCTGCGACGTGGGTCAGGCCCTCGTGAGTCGGCCGTCCGCTCGCGTCTCGTCGTCTACCAGACATCGAAACCGGGGTGCGCTCGTTACCGAGAGCGGCGCGGATCGCTTCGACGTTGCTCTCCCAAGCGTTGACCTTCAGCTTCGAATACAGCGCCCGGTCCGGCTCGAACGTGATGACACGAGCGAACTCCTCAGCAAGACGCTTCGGAAAGATACCGAGGTTGCCGCCAGCCTGCACGACGCAACGTCGATGCGGCGTCAGTTTCATCGCGGCGTCCAGGTTCTGAAGATCCCTGAAGCTCCACTTGAGGCACGCCGGGCTGCCAAGGAACGCGTCCCACGGCCACTTGCGGCGATACGCACGCAGCTGAGCGAGGTTCAACGTGTATCGCATCGTCATGGCAGGGTCTCCTCGAGAGGCGCACGCCTGAAGCTTCTCATCGCCGTCACGCGCGTGCAGTTGACGACCTCGACCCCGGCGCGGCGTAGATCCCTGGCGAGGATCTCGAGAGCTCGCATCCACGGACCGAACCCTGCGCCGTTAGGAAGCTTCCCTTCGTGCTTACCGTGCCAGTGCTCCTTGCCACCGGTTCTCTGCATGTCGAACCCGAGGAGGACGATCTTAGTCGCCCCGAAGGTAGCTGCGAGATGGATCGCCTGGAACCCGGAGTTGCCGCCGCCGTTGATCGTGTCGGGTTCTTTGCTGAACCCAGCGTTCGTCCCGCACCTGATCCAGTACGTGCCGAACTTGTCACGCGCCATCTCGCTGACGCTCCACAGCTCGGAGGAAACGACGCCGAAGATCTTCGGGCCGTAGACGTCCCAGAACCTGTAGTCAGCAGCGTAGAGCACGTCTGCCCAGGGCGCGAGCTTGAACGTCGCGTTGACGACGATCAGGCGTGCGCGCCCTCGACAGTAGTCTAGGTCTTCTTTCGTGAGGGACGGCCCTGACGCAGCGACGACGACCGTACTCCCCGGCCACCTGCCTGCTGGTCCTCCGACGAATCGTCCGTCGACCCAGACGCCCGGCTTCGCCGCGATCGTGTCGGGGCCTTCTGCTCGGCCTCTTCGTGATCGCCGTCCGCCTCGTCCGACGACCCGGCGCTGTCGTCGTCCGCCGCGTTTCCCTCGTCGCCCTCGCCCTTGGTCGACTGCGGCCCGCCCAGGTCTGCGTTCATGTCCGGACCGGGATCGCCCGCGTTGTTGGGCTCGAGGCTCTGCGGTTCGTGGACCACGGCGAGCCTGTTGTTCACCAGCTGCTTGCCGTACCTGTCATCGACTGTGATGACGACGCCCGCCCGGATGAGACCGAGGCGGCCGTTGAAAGTCTTGAGAGCTCTGACCTGCATGACCATTCACCTCTTCTGCGTTATGATTTCGAGAGAAAGAGGGCGGCGCCTCGCGACGCCGCCCTTCGCCCAGTCAGCCCCGATCAGGTGGTCGAGCCAGCCGGGAAGCTGCCGTGCACGAAGGCAGCGGGACGGGCAACTGCCAACGCGATGCGCTCCTCGACCAGGATCGTGACCATGTTCTTGATGAAGTTGTCACGGTCTTCGGTCGACACGGCGATCGTCGCCTGCTCGCGGTCGAACAGGGTGGCTGCCATCCGGAACGCGCCCACCAGGAACTGATCGTTCGGCATGCCGTCGGACTCGACGACCGGACGACCCCACAGCATCGGAGGCATGTTCCCCTGCGGATTGGCCATGAGGTACCGGTTCTCGTTGTCCTTCGTCAGTTCGATGTTGTGCCAGTCGGTCGGCGTCAACACGATGCCATCGGCGGGATAGAACGCCAGGCGAACCTGCAGAATGGCGTGACGAATCACGTCGATGAACGAGTCGTTCGCACGGTTCAGGGCCGTGTTGTACGCCGTCGCCTGCGGGATCAGACCCAGGATGTTCTCACCCGTGCCGTCGCCGAGCAGGATCTGGTTCTCCTCGACGATCTTCAGGCCATAGGTGAGGCGCCCGTTGATCAGGGTCTGCAGCTGCGGGAAGTCGCTCAGCACCTGACGAGTCGCGTGAATCCAGTGTGCGATGGTCCGCACCGGCACGTCCTCACGCTCGTAGGTGATGTTCGATTCCGGCTTCTGCGCACCCTCCGACACGACGTCGGCGTTGTTGGTGAACAGCAGCTCCTTGATCCACTCGATCAGGTTGCTCGAGGTCGTGCCGACATCGAGCAGGTTGCGGATCGTCAGCGGACGCAGCGGCTCCTCGACGACGCCTGGAAGGCGATCACTCCAGATGCCTGCGCCACCGCTGCCGTCGATCGACGTGATGGCCTTGAGCTCGAACGCCTCGGAGTGACCCTTGCCGCCGCGCTTCACGAAGTCCTTCAGCTGCTGCGACTCGACGAACAGCTCGCCCGCGGTCTTGACGAGGCGCTTCTGCGAAGACTGCTTCGTATCCTCCGCCATCTTCTGCTCGAGGTCAGCCAGTCGCCCGTGCAGCTTCTGGTTCTCCTCGGTGATCTTCGCCATCGCTTCCTTCGTGCCCTCCTGGGCCTTGCCGAAGTTCGAGATGTCGGTCTGCACCTGCTTCAGGATGACATCGGCTTCCTTCGTCTTTTCGCCGATGGCCTCTTTGATCGACGCGAGTAGCGCCTTCTTCTCTTCCTCGTTCATGACAGTAGCTCCTTCGCCGAGAACGGCGATTTCGTGTTGAGAGACTTGATACCTTCGATCAGTTCGTCGAGCACCGGTTTCCCGACGCCTTTGCTTTGGCCCTCAACGTCTCGCAGGAGCCCCGCGTAGCCATGGCCGACGAGAGCCTTGGCCTGCGATCGGGAGAATCCAGCGTCGCGCAGGACCTCCTCGATTTCTTTGATGGACGGAGCGCTGCCCTCGACGAACATGCTCCGCACCTCCGTGATCAGCGATTCCTGGTTCGCAGGGAAGGTCACGATCGAGACCTCCCACAGGTCGATCTCCTTGAGCGTGAGCAGCTTCGTATCACTGTTCCACTCTTCAACGACCGAGTTGAACCCGATCGACATGCCGTCGACCGTCTTGCTCTGCATCAGGGCGCGCGCCTCGCGAGCGCGCTGCACGTCCTTCACGAGCAGCTGGCCTTCGGTGTAGAGGCCGCGCTCGTCTTCGACCATCTTCGTGAACGGGCCGACAGGCTCCGCGCTGCGATGCTGCCACAGCGCAGGAGGCAGGCGATTGCGCGACTGCCACTTACGCAGCGTGTTCGCGAACGCGCCCGGCGCTACGACTTCGCGGTACGCGTCGATGACGTTGTACACGCTGGCGTAGCCTGAGAAGTGACCCTCCTCGTCGACCTCTTTGACGTCGAACGTGAAGTTGCGTACCTTACGCTTCATCGTCGTTACCTCTGCTGTTGCCTGCGTCGTCGAGTCCGAGGAAGCTGCGCAGCGCGTCCCGGACCTGGACGGTGTTGTCGGGCATTGTACCCAGTTTCTCGATCGGTGACATGTTGCTCTGGACTGTCAACTTATCTGCATTCGGCTCAGCGCTCTTCGGCAGGTTCTCCTTGGCCCTCGCTTCGTTGCGAGTGTAGACGCCGTTCTGCGTCATCTGGCTCAGGAACGATGCGCGAGCCTGGCTGTCGCCGCGCAGCAATTCGTCGAGGTTGAACGCGGCATAGTACCCCTGGCCCTGCTCCTCAGGCGTGAGCAGCTGGCGGAAGATCTCCTTCTCGATCGTCGTCAGCACCGGCCCGAGGCCGAGCTTCAGCCAGCCCAGGATGATCTGCTCCACGCCGCTGCCCCACATCGTCTGCCCGTCCGTCGCGTGGTGCACGAGGATCGGGGGCACGTCGTACCAGCTGCAGATCTCCTCGAAGGAGTACTTGCGAGACGACAGAAGCTCGACGTCGATAGGCTTGAGCGACAGCGGCTCGAACTTCGTCGCGTTCTCAGCGACCATCACGCCGAACTGCTTGTCGCTGTCCTGCCCGGTCCCGGTCCCGACGAAGTCGTTGACGATGCGCTTGTACGCCGCGCGCTGGTCCGGCTTGAGCCACTGCGCGATCGTGAGAATGCCGCTCGCCCGCAGTCCGTTCTTGTACGACAGGTTCGCCGCGCGGTCCCCCGCCATCGACAGGCCCAGCGTGTTCGCCGCGTACTGGATCCGGGAGAGTCCCGTGTATCCGTCCATCGATCGATCGATGACGACGAACACGTCATCTGCCGCCAGGTCCTCGTTCTTGTCCCCGCCGGTGATACCCATCGGCCAGTAGCGGTAGCGCAGTCGCCCGTTGTTGTCGAGGTAGGCTGTCATGTACTCCGGCCGCATGGGTCGTAGCCCGACGAGTCGCCCGTTGATCTTGATCTTCCGAGCGTAGCACACGCCCCATGTCATCATCGACGCGACCATGGCCTGCCAGAACTTGGCGCTCGACATGTCCTGGTTCGGGATCGAGTGCAGGATCCGCCACAGCGGATGCGTCCTCTCCTGCTGCGCGCTCTGCCCGTCGGCGCTCCTGTACAAGCACAGAGGCAGGCTCATCACAGTGTTCGCGTACCGCCAGACGCACGCCCACACCGCGCTGATCGACAGCGACAGCTCCGGCGTGATGTTGACGCCGCCATAAGAGCGCGCCAGGTTGACCGGCCCCTGCGCCTGACCGCCGCCGGGCCACAGCCTGAACGTGCGCTTGCCGGTGTCGAACGGAAACCACGTGAAGATCGGTGAGAAAAACGAGCGCAGCCGCGACGGCGCAGGCGCCGAACGTTGCACCACCATCAACTGCTGCGACCTGGCGTTGACCAGGTTCGGCACGCCGAGCGTTTTGTCTGTCATGCTATCGGGTCCTCGAAGAATCCGGCCGAGCCGTCGTCGGTGTCAGAGATCGCGAGCCCGAGCGCCATCAGCACCGAGCAGATGCCGTCGATCTTGTCCGCCGATCGCTTCTTGTCGGGGGCCATGTTCAGGTTCACGTCGTACCTCGGCACAAGGTTTGCAGCGTTCCACTGAAGCACCGGGTTGCCGCCGTGGACCAGCGCGCCTGTGCTGTACGCGACGTCGAGCGCCTGCATCGCGGGGTGATAGCTGCGCGGACCTTGGACGAAAACCTCGAGCTCCAGCCCTTCGTTGGTCAGCTCTGTCACCAACTGCTGGGCGTTCCACGGATCATACGCGATTTTTATTGGGTTTGACATCTGGACATCGGTCAGGATGGCCTGCCTGATGACAGCGTAGTCGACGCGATCGCCTTCGGTGACCGTCACCCAACCTGCCTCGATCCATCCCTGGTACGGAGCGCTGCGCCTTTCCGTGCGGAATCGAGCGGCTTCTCGCGGCACGAAGTACCGCATGAACGGGTACCACCTGCCGTCGTCGTAGAACAGCTGGCACCACGCCGCCATGTCGGTCGTGCTCGACAGGTCAAACGCGCCCCAGCAGCGCAGCCCCTGCAGGTCTTCGAGAGCGAGACGATTCGGACCTGCGCATGCCTTCCACTTCAGGATGTCGATGCTCGCCTTCGCGGCGGACGCCTGCCGGTTCAGACGCTTGATGCGAAACTCGCCGAGCTTACCCGGCATAGTCTTCGCCTCGGCAGCGAGCGCCCTGATCGTCGATCGTAGCACAGGGTTCGTGTCCCACAGCGGGTTCGCCTTGGGCCATTTCGACTCGTCGAAGTCGTCGTCGAGCTTGGTCCCGAGCCTGTCGTCCTCCTCGTCGAGGGAGAAGATCAGCGCCAGGAAGTGATCTGCGTCAACGCTCCCCTGCAGGATCTGCTGCGCGAACAGCCGCACCTCCGGCCACGGGCCCGGTCCTTCGAATCCCTCCGTCGTCGTGTACAGGAACAGGGGATTGCGCCTCGCCCCGGCCGCGTCGCGCAGCACGTTCATCAGGTCGTGTGTCTTGTGGGCGTGCAGCTCGTCGAGCGTAAAGGCTTGAGGGTTCAGCCCGTCCTGCGTCGACGCCTTCGCGTTGATCGCCTTGAAGAACGTCGAGTTCTCGAACCGTCTGATCTCGAGTGAGTACGCCTCGATCCCGTACTTCTGCCGCATGTCGAAGCACCGCTCGACCATCGCCTTCGCGATGCGCCACACGACCTTGGCCTGGTCGCCCGTCGTCGCGGCGGCGTAGATCTGCCCGCCCAGCTCACCCTCTTCGCACATCACGTAGAGCATGATCGCAGCGGCGAGCGTCGACTTCGCGTTCTTGCGAGCGACCGCGAACAGCGCGACGGAGAACCTGCGCATGTTCTTGTCGGCCCAGAACCCGAACAGGTTGACGATGAAGAACACCTGCGCCGGCACCAGCACGATCGTCGGCGTGTCCCACGTGCCCTCGACGTGGGGCAGGCACTCGATCCACCGGCAGACGTACTCCTCCCGCGCGTCGTCGAACCTGAACGGCGCGTTCTTCGCCTTCGCCCGATCGAGATCTCCGAGAAAACGCTTCGCCGCGAGTCGCGTCCAGATGTTGTAGCGCTCGCCTCTCGTGTCTGCGACGGCGTGCCTCGCGTAGTCGATCGCCATCCTCACGAACTTCGGCGACCGCGATTTGAGGTCGTTGAAACGGTTCTTCGGTCGCCCTCCGATGTTCTTCTGTTTCGGGGTTACGTTCTTTTGCAGTTTCTTCGTGGCGTTGCGCGCACGCTTCGCTGCTTTCCCCCCGCGTTTACCCGCCGAAGTGAGCGCCGCTCTCGACGTCCTCGACAGTTGTCTCTTCGGTGTTTTCATGTCAAGTAGCCTTGGCTTTTTCGAGGGAGGGCGTCGCCCTCTCTCTTT